GATACAACTTCAACTTTTGCGCACGCTTTCCTTGATGGCAAGTTTTTCTTGGCTACAGGTTTTAGTGCATGTGTCAGCAAAGAGAACTTTAATGCTGATATTGGTGAGCGTTTGGCTAAAGGCAATGCGGCAAAGAATGCTGAAAATAAACTATGGGAGCTTGAAGGCTACCGATTGTTTGCAAGTGTGTAATTAGGTCAGTATGGAGATAGGAAATGCAAAAAGCCGTGTTTCCTATCCAGAGTCATGCAGACATCACCAAAGCCATTAACTTCATGCACACCCATTACACTCAAGCGATTAATGAGGGTAAGCCGTTAAGAGTGGTGATTGATCAGAAGCAGGAAACACTATCTAGTGCACAAAGAAGATTGTACTGGCTGTGGATGACTGAGTATGGCAATCAACGTGGGTTGGACAAAGAGGAAGCGTCTGCATTCTTTAAATACAAATACCTTTCGATTATTTATAACCGTGACAATGTTGGCGAATATCCAGAGACATTCAAGGTCATGCGTGATTTGAAAAATTCAGGTAGTTCAGGCTATGAGCCATTAAGACAGTTTGTATCAAATCGAATGAGCATCACAGAAGCTACAACAAAGCAAATGGCTGAATTCTTAACTGATATTGAGATGTGGTGCTTAAAAGATGGTGTGAAGCTGACTTGTCCAGATGATCTTAAATATCTGTTAAATTAGAAATTTTAGTAGTTTTTTGGTATAATAAATAAGCGAAAAGCCTAGTTGCTGGAAACAACTAAGCCTTTCTAATCACTAATCGTTATAACGGAACGACTATGACTGACCGCAATAATACATGCGCTTTTTTGCGCATTCAAATTATTTCATGCGCTTCATGGTCTATGGAGTGTTTGAAGTGCCTAACAAGTTAACTCAAGAAGAATTTATTGCTCGGTGCATTAATAAGCATGGTGGAAAATATGGGTATAACAAAGTACGTTATATCAATTCCTCAATAAAAGTAGAGATAGTTTGCTTTAAGCATGGTGATTTTAGTGTGACACCAAACCACCATATGAGAGGCGTTGGTTGTAGTAAGTGTGGCCATGCTAGGACAGGGGAAAACCGAAGAAATTCGGTTGCTGAGTTTATTGCAAATGCTAAAAAAGTACATGGCGATAGATATGACTACAGTCGCGTGCATCACATTAAAAACAACAAGGCAAAGCTAACAATAGTGTGTCGTGTGCATGGTGAGTTTCTTCAGTCAGCAAATAACCATGTATCAAAAGCAGCGGGTTGCTTTGAATGTGCAAACCTAATTAAGGGTGGGTATGAAAGAAGCAGGCATATAGCGAGTGCAAAACAAAACCATAATGGGTTGAGTAATTTGTATGTGATCAAATGCTTTAATGATAAGGATGAGATTTTCTACAAAATAGGAATAACTCAAAGGGACATAAAAAGAAGATTCTACGGTAAAAAAATTATGCCGTACAAATATGAGATAGTCAGAGTTTTTAGAGGTGAAGCGGGATTTGTTTGGGATATGGAGAAACGCCTTCATAGGATATGTTTGCATTCCGCATATACGCCAAAAATAAGATTTTTTGGAAGTACAGAGTGTTTCTCTAAAATACCAAAGCAAGTGCTTAAATTAATTGATGAGATGAAAACTACAGATCAGTTGCAACTCATAGCATAACCTCCTTCGGGAGGTTTTTTTATTAGGTGTGTATTTGACTGTGCCGGATGATTTGAAGTGGTGTTATCAGGAGGGGTGAGTATGAAAAACAAAATAAAAGTAGAGTTTAAGCACTACGGTTGGTTTTTTGTTTGCCCTATGATTTATGGCCGTGATGAGTTTGGCTGTCCGTATCGAGTGGGCAGATATGGGTTTAACTGGCTGTTTATTTTGCTTGAACGTATTTACATTATATTCATAAATACTATTGGCACTTTCAATAGAAATTACACTCCAGCATATAGGCACATTGCTACCGGTGAACTAAAAAAACCTTTCTATAAATATATTGAGATTGAGGAATAATTCATGGCGAACCTAACGCCTAAACAGCAAAGGTTTGTCGAAGAATATCTGATAGACCTGAATGCAACACAAGCGGCTATTCGAAGCGGTTATAGCGAAAAGACGGCAAAAGAGATTGGAAGCGAAAACCTCACAAAACCTAACATCGCAAAAGCCATCCAGGAAGCACAAAACAAACGCACTGAACAAACCCAAATTGATTCCGCTTACGTCCTAAAGCGTCTAGTCGAAATTGACCAGATGGATGTTTTAGACATCATGGACGATCAGATGAAGATTCGACCTGTTAATGAATGGCCTAAAGTTTGGCGACAGTACGTGGTAAATCTTGAGAATCTTGAGCTGAGTGATGGTGAAGGTTGTTTTAAAAAGATCAAATGGCCTGACAAGGTGAAGAATCTTGAGTTGCTAGGTAGGCATGTCTCTGTGGGTGCATTTAAAGACAAAGTGGAGCACTCAGGAAAACTTGAGATTCAATCACTATCTGACCTGATGGATGAACTTAGCAGCGATTAATAAGGAGGGCATATGCTTAAACCTGAGCATAGAGCAAAACTTATTGATCAGCACTTTCGCTTGAATAATCTCTACTACATCACCGATAAAAACGGCAAGCAGGTTAAGTTCAAGATGACACTTGAGCAGCTTGAGTACTTTGAGAATGAGTGGTCGAGAAACATCATCCTAAAAGCGCGTCAGCTCGGCTTTACCACTGAGATGTGCATCATTCAATTGGATGCTGCACTGTTCATGTCTGATAAATGCGCCTTGATTGCGCATACCCTGCATGATGCTAAGCGCTTGTTTCGTGAAAAGGTCAAATATGCTTATGAGAAGCTGCCACATCCATTGCGCGCAGCTAATCCACTAAGTATTGAGACCAAAGAGGAGCTTGTATTCTCCAAAGGCGGATCGGTCACAGTCAGTACATCATTCCGTGGTGGAACGCTTAAGCGATTGCATATATCTGAGTTCGGTAAGATTTGTGCTAAGTATCCAGATAAGGCGCGTGAGATTGTTACTGGTGCTTTTGAGGCAGTTGGCTTGGGTGGAAAGATTACCCTTGAATCTACTGCCGAAGGTAAGTCGGGTTATTTCTATGACTATTGCCAGACCGCTGAGAAGTTACAGCTACAAGGCAGAACGCTTGGCATCCTAGACTGGAAGTTCTTTTTCTTTTCATGGTGGAAGAATCATGATTATGCCTTGCCAGTTACAACCGAGATTCCACAGCGCCTAAAAGATTACTTTGCAGAGCTAAAAGCCAAATACAACATCCATACCACACCAGAGCAGCAGCAATGGTACTGGCAGAAAGAGAAAACGCTTGGTGAGGATATTAAGCGTGAGTATCCATCTATTCCATCTGAAGCATTTGCTCAGTCAGTAGAAGGCGCTTACTACAAGAAGCAATTCAAATTCCTGTACGAGAATGGCCGCATTGGTCAATTGCCTGACAATTCACACTTAGAGGTGATGACCTTTTGGGACTTGGGTGTGTCGGATTCTATGGTGATCTGGTTTGTTCGCAAGATTGGTGATGACCGTTATCAAGTGATTGATTACTACGAGAACTCAGGTGAAGGGATGCGCCATTACTTCAAGGTCCTTAAAGATCGTGGCTACAACTATTCAGCACATTATGCTCCACACGATATTCAAAACCGTTCATTGATGAACGATGGTAAATCTCGTCTTGATATTGCCAAAGAGGGTTATGAGATTGACGGAGTGAAATACTCAGTTCGGTTCCAAGTGGTTCCCAATATTGGAATCATGGACGGCATTGAATTGACCCGTGAAATCCTGCCTCGATGTGAGTTTGACGAAACCAAGTGTGAGGAAGGTATTTCCCATTTAGAAAACTATCGCAAAGAGTGGGATGACAAGCATGGCTGTTGGAAGGATAAGCCGCTTCATGACCACACTTCGCATGGTGCAGATGGATTTAGATATTTTGCTGTAGCGATGGGCAAAAAAGATCGTAAGCCGCAACAACAACGAATAGGTTTTATATGTGAGTGTAAATACACAACACCCAGAGTATGCAAAGCACTACCCTAAATGGGTGATGATGCGTGATGCACTCAATGATGAAGTTATTAAAAAAGGCACGGTATATTTATCAAAAACGCCTGGTATGTTGGCGCTTGACAGAGAGGGCTTAGACCCTGAGCAAAATGTCTATTGTGGGTATAAGAACCGTGCTCAATACCCGCTATGGGTTGCTGACTCGGTACGCACAATGAACGGCTTGCTCACAAGATTAAAGCCTGAAATTGATCTTGTGCATAAGCAACTAGAGATTCTTAAAACTCAAGCAACTGATGATGGTTTTGGTCTTGACCAGTTGTTTATTCGCTGCTGTGTTGAAGCACTTGGCAAAGGTCGCTACGGATTACTTGTTG